ATCTTTACAAAATCTACTCCCCTTTTCTCTTTATTTATCAATTCTTTTCTTTTATCTACTAACTCTTTTACTGCATCATTATGTATTATTTTTTCTATTATTACTTCTTTTTTTAGGAGTCTAAAATAAATATTTTTTCTTTTTAAGGAACATGCTTTACAAAAACAACCATTGTCTATATAATGTTCATATTGGATACTATCATAATTTTGATTTTCCAAACTTATTTTAATATATAATTGATATTCAGAATTTGTAAATGGAACAAATACTTCATTTATTACTTTTGGTTCCCATAAACTTATGTAGTTTTTTCTCTCTTCTTCTGATAAATAAAAATTAAAATATTTACAATTTTTTATTTCTTCAAAAAAATTGATTGGTAGTTTATATTCTTTTTTGAATTTTTCGTACAACCCATATATTTCTTTATCGGACGTTTGATAATCTTTGACAATCAATATTTTTTCTTTCAATAATTCAGAGAGAATATCTGACCATATTTCTGAATCCATCAAACGTAATTTAATATATTTTATTCCATTTTGTTCTTGCATTGTATATTTTTTAATAGAATCAAACACAATAGGATTTTCAATGTCATATTTATCAAAATAATGTTCTGTATTAGATAAATGAGGAAATAATTCATTAAATCTATTCATCACTTTTTTTATGTCGTATTGTTTTACATTATTTTCTGTATTGTTAAAATGAAAAGAAGAAATTTTTTCAAAAAATTCCGACATTTTTCTCTCTATTGGTAATCTATAAACATCTATAATCCAAACATTTTTATTCATATTTGAAATATATTGAATTAATTCATTAATGGTAACATTTTTTATTCCAGATAAAACGCTTAACATTACTTCATCATGAATATGAATGATATTATATTTTTTACCTAAACAAATTCTAAGTGAAGAAACTAACGTTGTAGAACCAACCTTTGGTGGCGTATAAATAAAAATATAATTATTGTTTTTATTTTTAAATAAATTGTCATAAGCTTTTTTAATTAATTCATCTTTATCTTTATTAAGTATTTCATTATCCATTATTTATAATAAATAAATTATTATAAAAAATTAACTGTATATATTAATTTTTAACTTAGTTGTTTTTATTTTTTATTTTTAGAATGTTGATTCTGTTTCTTTTTTAGGTGGTCTTCCACGTCTAACAACAGGTTTTGAATTAACTTGTGTTTTTCCTACAACTGTCCATTCCTTTTTCTCATTACTTTCACTTTCCTTAGGTCCCTCACCTCTTAATCTTGGTATATATTGTTTTGGTGCAATTAAAACATCATCGTTTACATCTTCAATCGTTGAAGTATTAATTTTATAATTATTTTTAGCCATTTTAAATTCATTTCTTGTTTCACACATCAATTTTCCACCCTTAATTCCACTTACTTTTACTGCTTGATATTCATGAACTCCTCCTTTACTTTTTTCAATGACCAATTCAACATATTCACCTTGAACTAAATATTTATATTGTTGATTAACTACAGAAATTGCTGTATGGTGTACAAACATATCTGATCCTAAATGTTCTCCGTCAGTAACTGTAATAAACCCGTATCCTGCTTTGTTGTTAAACCACTTTACACGTCCAGTAACACGTGAATTTGTGGCAGAAGTTGTTACAATTTCATCATTATCAGACATCGTATTATAGTATTTTATATACTCTTATCTTTATACTATTTTTATAAAATAATATTTATTGTATTATTGTTTTTGTGTAATGTAATAAATATGTGAAAGAACAAATCTCTCAACATCTTCTTTTTTATTTACATCTACATTATAATTGTCTATTTTTTCAAAGTCATAAAATTCTATGTTATTATGGGATACATATTCAAAAAAAGGAATCAAGTTAATTGTTTGTTTATCATCATTATTAATATTTAATTTTGTTAAGTCAACTTTATTATCATTCGCTAACCTAACTGTGTAATTATATATAATCATTGCAATATATTTAAATTTACTATTTTTTTCAACAGACATTTTTTTAACCAGTTTAAACACGTGAATTAACACTTCAATATATTCATTCATTTTATCATACACCATTTAATAAATATAAATTATTATATTTATATTTATTTAACTTATTATTTCTTTTGTTATTTTCTTTTACCGTTTCTTTTCGTTTTATTTTTCTTACTTTTACTCTTTTTACCTTTTGTACCTTTTTTACTTTTAGTCTTTCTACTTTTTCCTCTTCTACTTTTTCCTCTTCTACTTTTTTTATTACCTCTTCCACCTATTCTCATTATAAATTTTCCATATTTATCAAGTTTAAGTCCGTTGATAGGACCACAATTTGTACTGTATTGATATGGTTGTTCTTTATTTCCGGGTAAATAATATACATCTATGACAATACATTCTTGTCCATTATATAAAACTTTGTCGTCTTCTTTAAATTTTGCTACTTCTGCTTTTTCATCAAAACCTGACATTATATATTAATGTAACAAAATATTATGATAATTTATTATGATAAATTGTTATAAGTATATATAAATTTTTACTAAATATTATTTTGGTTATTGTGTTATAAGAAATGATTCCAATATTTTAATGTATTCAGAGTAACTGGGCTTTTCTTCAAATGCTAATAAACGCACCATTTTAATACATTTTATCAATATTAGGGGAATATTTTTACTAGGTTTTTCAATCATCTTTATTTTCATTTTTTTTATAAATTCATTTTTATCCAATATATTATTTGTTTCACTAGTTGTATTCGTATTCTGCCATTCTAAACTTCCACAACAAAAGTAAATAAGCATATAAAATAATGACTCCATATCATCCCTTCTAGATAGTTCAATATAATCATGTGCATTTATACTTGCGTATGTTTGTGTTCCTATTAAATTATTTGTTTTTTTCATAAAAATATGTTTATTGGATTCATGATTAATAAAACTTCTACAAAAACCAAAATCAATAATATAAATTTTGTTAAAATCATTTAATGCAAACAAAAAATTATCGGGTTTTACATCTCTATGTATTAATCCTTTTTCATGAATTGTTTTTAATAAAATTATTAGTTTTATTCCTAATTGTATAGTTGTTTTAAGAGAGAAAATTTTATGTTTATTTTTTATTTCTTGAAGTGATTTACCTAATAAATTAATTACCATATAATAATTTTCTTTATCCTTTCCATACCATTTTATAGAAGGAATTCCAGATGTATTTGATAAATATTGATAAATAATAGATTCATTTTTTAAAAGTTTAATATCATTATCAATGGATTCTATTTTTATCGCTACTTCTTCATTTGTGCGAATATTTTTCCCTTTATAAATAGAACCAAAACATCCTTCACCAATTTTTTCTATTATTTTATATTTATGATTAATTAAATTCATTATTTAACCCAACTATATTATGTAAAGATAGTATCTTTATTTATATATTTTAATAATTAACTAAAATAAATTATTATATAGTATAATTATCCATGGAGTAATTTATATAGTTTAGTGTAATAACTACTTTGTTGTGATCAAAATCTAAATCTGAACCAACGGTAGTTTCATTTCCTTCTTGAATTATTAACCATGGAAAATAATAATAAGAATGATTTGATAATTGTAAATTTACGGTCATAGAATCCGCAATATCTAAACGTTCTGAATATTTATTTACTAATTTTATACAACCTCTCTTTGATATTATGTATCCTCCAGTAAAATATTGATTGTTTGCTATGTCCCATTTATTCAATATAATATTATGTTCTGAAGTATTTAAAAATAAAGCATCCCATTCATCATCCTGTATTTGATTAAAAAATTGTCCAAGTTTTTCAAAAAATAAATTATCAAAACAAGCATCATCTTCAATAATAAGTGCGTACTCTATATCATTTTTAATAATATGTTCCCAAATTTCAAAATGTGATTGAGCACATCCTTTTTGACCATCATTTAAGTAATTTGGAAAATTTCTATTAATTCTTTCACTTGTAACCGCATTCCAAAATGTTACATCTAAATTTAATTTATTAAATCTATTTTTCATTTTATTAAATCTAACTAAATTACTAGCTAATGATATACAAAAAGTATTTCTAGAATTAAATTCAAAATTATTCATTTTTTATATAATTAGATAATAATAATATATTTGAAACTATTTATTATTGTAATGTGTTTATTTATTATATAATAATCATTTAAAAACATTGTCATTTAATTATCTAATATGTCTAGAGCAATTGGAATTGACTTAGGAACTACTTACTCATGTGTAGGTGTTTGGCAAAACGATCACGTAGAAATTATAGCAAATGATCAAGGAAACAGAACGACTCCATCCTATGTTTCATTTACAAGTGAAGAAAGACTTATTGGAGACGCAGCAAAAAGTATGGTTTCATCCAATCCTACTAATACCGTTTTTGACGCAAAGCGCTTAATCGGGAAAAAGTTTTCAGACCCATCTGTTCAGTCTGATATGAAACATTTTTCTTACAACGTTATTAATAAAGATAGTAAACCATTTATTAGTGTTGACTTCATGGGAGAAAATAAGGTTTTTTCACCTGAAGAAATTAGTTCCATGGTTTTAATTAAAATGAAGGAAATCGCAGAAGCATTTTTAGGTACAACCGTTACAGACGCGGTAGTCACTGTTCCTGCCTATTTTAATGATTCCCAAAGACAAGCTACCAAAGATGCTGGACTTATAGCTGGATTAAACATTTTAAGAATTATCAATGAACCTACTGCCGCTGCGATTGCATACGGATTAGACAAAAATGACAAAACCGAAAAAAATATTTTGATTTTTGATTGTGGTGGTGGAACTTTTGATGTTTCTATTTTAAACATTGATGACTCGGTGTTTGAGGTTCTTGCTACTGCTGGTGATACACATTTAGGAGGTGAAGATTTTGATACCATTTTAGTAGAACATTTTGTAGAAGAATTTAGAAGAAAAAATAAACATGATATTTCAGAAAATAAAAAAGCACTACGAAGACTCAGAACTGCATGTGAACGTGCAAAAAGAACCTTATCCTCAGCAACTACTGCAAATATTGAGGTAGATAGTTTATATGATGGTGTTGATTTTAATACTACAATTACAAGAGCCAAATTTGAGAATTTATGTGATTCATTATTTAGAAAAACAATGACCCCTGTAGAACAAGTGTTGAAAGATTCTAAACTATCAAAAAGTCAAATTCACGAAGTTGTCTTGGTGGGTGGAAGTACAAGAATTCCAAAAATTCAACAACTACTCAGTGAATTTTTCAATGGAAAAGAATTGTGTAAGTCTATCAATCCTGATGAGTGTGTTGCTTATGGTGCTGCCATTCAAGCTGCTATTCTTACCGGTTCTAAAGATGAAAAAATTACCGACATGCTTTTACTAGATGTTTGTCCATTAAGTCTTGGATTAGAGACCGCGGGTGGTATTATGACAAATATTATTAGTCGTAATACTACTATTCCTGCTAAAAAATCCCAGATATTTTCCACCTACGCGGATAATCAACCAGGTGTTCTTATCCAAGTTTTTGAAGGTGAAAGACAGTTTACAAAGGATAATACATTACTTGGTAAATTTCAACTAGAAGGAATTCCACCCATGCCTAGAGGAATGCCACAAGTGGAAGTGACATTTGATATAGATGCGAACGGAATATTAAATGTACAAGCTGCTGAAAAATCAACTGGTAAATCAAATAAAATTACTATTACCAACGATAAAGGAAGGTTATCAAAAGAAGACATTGAGAGAATGGTTGAAGAGGCGGAAAAATTCAAAGAGATTGATCTCAAAAACAAAGAAAATGTGGAGGCAAAGCAAAAACTAGAATCACAATTATTTCAAATAAAGAATGAAATTACTAGTACTTATAAAGATAAATTATCCGAGGAAGACAAAAGTACTTTGGAGAAATACATTAAGGAAACAGAATCATGGTTAGACAATAATCCTACTTCTGAAAAAAGTGATTATGATAATAAGTTTACTGAATTAGAGACAAAATTTAAAGAAATTATATCTGTTTATCAAACAACAGGAGATGGATCAAAAGAAAATGTTGACAAAACCGGGGATGATGAAGATGATGATGGTCCAGGTCCTCAAATAGAAGAAATTGATTAAAACTAGGAAATTCTTAAAGATTGTTTTATTTGTTTTTTATTTAGAAAAAGGTTTTCCTAAGTTATCAAATAATTCACATACGTGTCTATATAAAAATCCTAGTAATCCTGATTTATTTTTATTTATTTCGTTGTCATTTGATTCATGAATTGTCTTATCTTCTTCTTCAATAGTATTAGTATTTATCTCTTTTTCTTTATTGATTAATTCATCTATTTCTTCTTTTTTTTCTTCAACAGCTTCATTTAATTCATCACTTGTCTCTTCTTCAATGGCATCCATATTTATTGTTTTACTATAATATTTTTTTTCATCTTCACTATTCCATCCTACTTCTGGACTTTCATCATCTATACTTTCATCATTATGAATATCAAATTCAATAGAATCATCCAAATCTGTAACTAATTTAGATTCACTAAAGTCGTCTTTTTCATTTGATATTTCACTCATTATAATTTATAATAATATAAAAAATACATTATTATAACAAATTTTATCAATTTATTATTTTACACTAGAAGGGAATCGAACCCTTAGCCTGACCTTGGAAGGGTCGTATGTTACCACTACACCACTAGTGTATAATTTCCGGAATGCTAGAATCGAACCAGCGACAATTCGATAACATATATAAACTACTACAGTCGAATGCTCTACCAACTGAGCTAATTCCGGATTAAACATCTGGGGTAAAAAATGAAATACTTATTCCTATTTTACCCCAAGTATATTAAATACTTATTCTTTAAGTATTTTTAATAATAAAACAATAAACAAAATAATAAATAATACAATTTTTATTTTGAATAAATGATAGAAATATCACCTATGAAACATGTGAAACATATGAAATATTATACATAAAGTGACTGATTCGTTACTACATATTTTAAAGTCATAGTAGGAATTTCTCTCAACTTATTCAAAAAAGATATATTCCCTGTCAACTCTGCTATTTTTTCCATCTCACAAGAAATATTATTTATTTTTAATAAAGCTTTTACAAATTCTCCTAGAAATATTTCTTTTTCGTTTGCTAGTTTTTGTAATATGAATTTACACTCTTCTATTTTTTCACAATCACACCATTGTATAACATAATCCATCAAATCAAAATGTAGATTATAATCTAAACCACTTTGAATATTATATTGTATCTCTTTTTGTTGATATTCTGCGTATAAATCATTTATTAATAAAATAGTATTTTTACATTGTATGTCATTACATTTTGGTAGGCTATATTTTAAATCATCTGTAACTGATATATTTGTAAAACAACTGAATAATGAAACCATCTGTTTTGAAGATAATTCATTTAATTCATTTTCTTGAAATAATTTTGCAAATACCAAGCAATGAATTTCTCTCAATTGGGAAGCTATGGATCCTTTTAACGTTAATTTAAATCCGTTTTTAAGATTATCTTCAGCTTCTTTTTCTTTTTCTTTTTCTTCGTCTTGTTCAAATGTATTTTCAATATACTTTTCACTTAAAAGAAATTCTAATACGGATTGAACACCACTATTTATGTAATTATTCAATAAGTCATGATGTTTCCGTAAATTAGCAACATCTTCTTCTAAATCCTTCATTTTTTGTATGTATGTTTTATCTGATTCAATAAATTTACATTCATTCTTGATTTCGTCTATTCTTCTCTCTACTTCTTTACGTTTTTTATTTACTACTATATTTCTAATATTTTGTAAATCAATATATTCTTCTATTAGCTTTAGTGGCGTTCTCAAATAAGATAAACAAGAATTCATATTTAATAACTCTACATTTATTACTTTTATGTTTGTATAGATTTCATTCATTTGTACATCTAAGTCTCCAGTAACCATGCTTTTTTTTGCAAAATTAATCAGATTTGAATCTCCAATATCAATTAAATTCAAAAGTAAATTATATGAAATTTTAAATTTAGATGTAAGTGTTTGAGGTCTCCCTGTCAACATTACTTTGTATTCTGTCATACTTACATTTCTAAATAAATTATTCAAATGAATAACATTTCCAACGGCATCTAATCCTAATCTTCCAGCTCTCCCACTCGCTTGAACAAATTCATGACCTTCCAACATACGAAATGTTTTTCCGTCATGTTTCTTTACATCTGTAAATATGGTTGTTTTCACTGGAAGATTTAATCCTATGGCAACTGATTCAGTACAAAAGAGTAATTTAATATAACCTTTTGCAAATAAAATCTCTACAATTTCTCTGAGAACTGGCATCATTCCTGAATGGTGAGTAGATATTCCTTTTTCTAAGAGTGAAACTAAGGATAAATATTCAGGTAAATGTAAATATTCTTCATAATTTGGTAATTTTCGTATGATTTGTTCACATTCACGGCGTACAATATAAGGAATTTTTGAATCAAATTCAAGTAAATTTGTTGTTATTTCTTTTGCACATATTTCCAGCTGTTTTCGCGAAAAAACATAACATAAAGCAGGCAGCATTTCATTTTCACAAAGATATTTACTTACTTGATTTAGTACATGTCCTCTTTTTACACGAATATCATTGTTTTCAAATAGTTTCAACATTTTAGTCATTTTATTGTAATGCATTTCATCAAATTGACCTTTTGCGTTTTGTATAATAAAAGGTTTATTAATAACCGAATTTATTTCAGCATGAACGGCTTTATCTTTAATAGCTTTAAAAATTCCTTGATTCGTGGTAATAAATGAATAATGTGTTAAAGGAACTGCTCTAATCAGTTTCTTCGTTAAAAATACTTCTTTAAAATTAGAAGTAGTAGTATCTTTTTCACCCTTGTTTTCAAGCCAATTTGCAAACTTTTCAGGATCATCCAAGGTAGCAGAAAGACCAATCATTTGAACATGTTTAGGTAAAAGCATGATACTATTTTCCCATACATGACCACGCGACTCATCATTAATCATATGGATCTCATCAAAAACTACACATGCTAACTCATTTTCAATATCCATGTCAAAACTCACCGAAGAAGTTACTTGTTTAGATGTACTTTTAATTTGGTACAATTTATTCAAGAGAATCTCTGTTGTCATAATCAACACATCTGCATCTGGATTTGTTTTAATATCACCAGTAATTAATCCAATGCTTATATGGGGGTATTTTTGAGAAAAATCATAAAATTTCTGGTTTGATAATGCTTTAATAGGAGAACAATAAATCGTTTTTTTCCCTTTAGAATGAAAAAAATCAATGGCAAATTCAGCAGGAAGCGATTTTCCAGACCCGGTCGGTGCAGTTACTAGTATATGTTTGTCTTTTACAATTCCTTCAATGGCCCATTTTTGAAACGTATGAAGAGGATAATTAAATCTTTCAAAATATTCTTTAAACTTTGAAAAATTTTCATCAGGATAATTGGTTAATGAACATACTTTTACCATTCTATTTCTTTATTATATTAATATAGTGTATTATCTTTATATTATTTATATCATTTATCTACCTAAATATTTTGAAAAACTACTAGTTACTGCAGTAGAAACCGCATTTGTTGCTATGGTAGTTTTACAATTTCCAATTAAATCACTTCCACTTTTAACAACATTAATCCAACTAGAAATATTATTTTTAATAGTCATATCTTTAATAAGGTTTCCAATCAAAATACGAACATTATCTTTTTGCAATGCCTTTGACTCTATTAAATGTTTCAAAATACATAAAATACTAGGTTTATATGAAATAATATTTGCTTTTTGGGATGAAATTGCCTCCATAATTCCTTTTTTATTTTCAGGAATATTTAACATTCTTAAAAATATTCTTAGTAGTGAAATAATTCTGTCATTTTGAATATAAATTACATCTTGAGCGTCTAATTTTGTGTTTTCTTCTTCTTTTTTAACAATCATTTGTTTCACATTTTTTAACAAAACGTTATATTGTGTATCTGTATCTACTTTATCATTTAAAAAATTGTTATCGTTCAGCGTATCATATAATATTTGAAACATACATGTTGAAAATTGTGGATTATAATCAAACAAAATCCATTGACCTAAATCGTTAATAAATTTTCTATATGGTTCATTGCTTGAAAAAATCAGTGTATTATTCTTAATCTCTTCATGAATATTATTTACAAAATCAAGATTGTTATCTATGATACTAATAAAACTTGCTTTACCTGTTTCAGGAATAAAACTAAATAAGGTAAACGCAATAATTTCACCATTGGTAATTTCACCTTCGTCTGTAATAGATGGGGATCGTGGTCTTGACGAACTAGTAGTATTACTAGTAGATGCTACAGGTTTGGTAGTGGAAAAAATTCCTCCATATAGTTTTTTATTATTTCGTTTGGTTATTTTTTTTGATCCTTTTTTATAGCCTTTTTTTTTTGTTTGTTTTATTTTTTTTGTCATTTACTAAATATATAATAAGTAAATAAAATTAAATAAAATTAAATATTATTTTTTTAATTATTTTTTTAATTATTTTTTTAATTATTTTTTTAATTATTTTTTTAATTATTTTTTATAAAAAAAAACTAAAAAATCTTACACTATACAAAGGGAAAAAAATTGAAATGTTTTTTCAAAAGTCATGTATTTCATAAATAACGTAATTAATATTTAAAATATGTCCAACACCACTTCAAATAAATGTGTTATCTGTGAAGAAAAGTCTAACAAGAATACTCATGCGCCAATCACTTGCAACTTCTGCAATTTTGAAGCGTGCCGTACTTGCTGTGAAACTTATCTGCTAAGTCAAACCGACGCAAAGTGTATGAACACCGCATGTGCTAAACCATGGGACAGGAAATTTATGGTGTCCGCTTTTCCTAAGTCATTTATGACTAATCAATGGAAAAAACATCGTGAACAAGTCTTCTTGGATAAAGAACTTGCGCTTCTACCTGCCACTCAACCGATCGTAGAAGATCGTAACCGTAAAATAAAAATCAGTAAAAAAATCGAAGAAATAGATAATCAGATCCGTGATTTACTTGTAAAAAAACGGGAACTCCAGTATGCAATGGCAACTCCATATAAGGATAAGACAAGGGTATCTCATTTTGTGAGAGCATGCGCAGACCCAGAATGTCGCGGCTACTTATCAAGCCAATGGATGTGTGGTCTTTGTGAAAAACACGCATGTAAAGGCTGTCATGTATTACTTGATATAAATGAACGTCAACCTCATGTGTGTAACCCAGATGAACTTGCCACCGCAAAACTCCTAGACAAAGATACTAAGCCTTGTCCATCATGTAAAACTGGTATTTTCAAAATAGAAGGTTGCGATCAAATGTGGTGTACCCAATGCAAGACGGCATTCTCATGGCGTACAGGCGCGATTGAAACGGTGATTCATAATCCTCACTTTTATGAATGGCAACGTCGTACAGGCGGTGAAGCACGACGTAATCCAGGTGACGTAGTATGTGGTCAAGAAATTACTCATCAAATAACGGAGAATCTATCACGACGTTTAAGAATAAGTGCAACCGCAAATACAAGAGGAGCACCTGTTTATAGAACACCCTTATCAAAAACTCTCTATGATCGCGCATACGTCATTGTTCGCAGTATCATTCATTTACGTGCGATTCAACTCCCAGACTATCGTGTAGATGATAATGAGAATAATCTTGAACTACGTGTCTCATACATGCGTCAAGAAATTGACAAGGATATGTTTATGCAACGCATTCAACGAAGTAATAAGCAATTTGAAAAAAAGAGAGAAATATATAATATCATTTCACTCTTTATCCAAACCGTGACAGATATTATGTTCCGATTCCAGGACGAAGTCAATAAATCTAATCTAGATGCAGCAGAAAAAATCCTAGACGAGATTCAAGTAATTCAAGACTACACGAATGAATGTCTCAAAGACATTGGAGAAACCTATGGAAATAAATCCAAGAAAATACAATTTTATCCTTTAGATCCTGATAAATATGATATTACTCATGTTTTAGTATCTACATAATTTTATAATTTGTAACTATATAACTTTTATATGTGTAACTTTTTAACTATCTTCATAATATTTTATACAATATATATTTTTAAAGTAACTTAAAGAAAATGAGTTTTTAAATATTTTTATTTTTTTCCAAGACTTTTTTGGAATTTTCATTTTTGGACATTTTTTTTGTCCATTTTTCGAAAAAGTAAAATACTCTTGGGAAAAAAAATATTAAAAA